TCCTCATTTAATACAATAATCTCATGTTTTTGAATACCTCCAACAGCCTCAAATAACTGTTTAACAAGCGCAAGCGCAAGTGTAGTTTTTCCAGTACCTGCAGGACCTTCAAGTACGATACAAGCAGGTTGTTTCCTGATAATCTCATTTTGTCGAGTAAGCCATACATTGGCGACTCTATCTCTGAGATTGCAACCCAGGCGCACCCACCAAGTACGTTCCCATGGTTCCAACTGTTGTATTGGTACCAGGTAATACAATAAGGTAGCTAAGCTTACCGCTGAGGAATATGCGTTGAAGCTCATATAAAGGTCTTGAAATCTACCAGATTTGACGAAAGGGAAAATAGCTAAAAGCCAATCCACAATCACACCAAGAATCCGATAATATTTTGGCTGTTGTTTTGGAGGTACAATAAAGCTTTCGCTTCTATACCCAGAAGATTCCCAACTCTCGGAAATAAAATCCGTCTGTACTGGTGCCCCCGGAGGTGCATCAGCAAGCGAATAACCGCGATAATCTTCATAATAGTGCTTCAAATCATGTTGAATCAATTCATCATAACCCCACCAATAGATCGTTAATACTAATCCATGTTTTCTAGCGATATTCAAGAGTTTGGACTTTATTTCTTCAAAAAATTCACGTCCATGCTGGCTCGATTTACGGAGTGCCCCATCGACATTGCGACGGAACAATTCCTCATCACTTTCGGGTGAGGTCTTCTTCATATAATACAAGCTTTTTGTAATAGATTCCTTAACAAGAGGTGCACGAATACGTTTCATGTCAGGACAATATCTAAACTTGCGTTTTAAGAAGTCACTTTCGGTTAAATGTGTAAAGGCGGTAATATCAGCATCCTTATTGGCCATCGTAATGGTCAATCCTACATCTTTGCCGACGCGTACGATATTAGTTCCATTGAAATCCGAATATTTCTCAGGAACAGATGAAATATTATCATCTCCGTATGTCATACTCCTGATTGCTTGTCTATAACGTACAACACCTTTTAATTTAGGATACAATCGAAAGAAAAAGATCCTCAAATAGATAGAGTTGACACCTCCATTCAGCTCTGTAGTGATTGGATTTCCTGACGGGTCACTATTAGCTAATTGGAGAATTGTGCCGAAGAAATGGAGGTTGGGGTAATTAATGTCTGTTAAAATACCCCGGGTAATGAATATATGTTCCTCACTACACCCCAAATCCCGCATGATATCTAAGATGCATGCTGAAACGGCAGATGAAACTTGAACCGACATGGTCTGGTCGAAAGCAGAATAATCAAGAGCAACAATTCTCTCTTCATTTTCTTTGAGGTAATCATATAATTCCTCAGCTTCCACACTATCCATGTTAATACCTTTTGCAGTCTCGAATAAATATTTATATCGTGACGCCATTCGAATAAATGGTGCCAAATACATTCGGCAAACTAACAAAAACGGGAAATTACTCCCCATGAACACACGCGCCTTAAACTTGTGGTTCGGTAATAATTCATTTGTCTTCATGGAACACTTAAAAAGTGGCCTACAGGTCTTGCCCGACCTATACGTGTCGATCATTTTCTGTACTTCGACTTCCATGTTAACTCCATTGAATTCCACAAGCTTACGTGGAACCAAAGGTTGAGTTTCATCAAATTCATCTCTCGCAAGATAATTCATTTTCTTACCCTTATAAGGGAAACCAACTGACGTACTATTATCGATTCCCCCTAATGATTTCTCACCAATGCCATCTAATGCTTCCTGCAATGTTAACTTCCTTCCGAGTTCTTGCTTCTCGGATATCTTCAGGGAACGCACTTTGTCTAAAATGTCAGATACATAGTCATCACGCGCAAATTCAACCTCGTCAGCTGAAAACTCCTGATTTGGTGAGGTAAGTTTTGTTAGGGCCTTCCTCTTGTGAAAAGGGTGGTTGACCTGCTGTGGAGGGCCATTATCTGGCAAACCAAACTCCTCTACAACATCCTTATAAAAGGTATGCTTCATGTAGGGATCTTTGAAGGTAGCACTAGCGCCGGGCAACACACCCTCAATGACGCAATTATGTCCCTCAAGTTCCTGATCTACAGACGGATCACCTACTTCCAATTCAGCAAACCCGTAACCCTTCTCAAGTTGTTGTGAGCCTAATTGAAGGTCCCCTCTATTCATTGGAATAAATCCTTTAAATGTTTGGAGTGCCTTCTGTACCATTTCACGGGAAATAGTGGAGCATAATCCAGTGCTCCCATTTCCAGCAACATGGAATCCATAAATTAGACTCTTTGAGAAATCTACGACCAAAGATCCACACATACCGTCCCTAGTTCCCGAAGGAACTGGGTATTTGTATGGTTTCTCAATAGTGGCTATGTCCGTCTTAATTGACGACGAAAACATGGTCCATCCTGGACTCATGCGTGTAACCGATTCGTAGCGAGTGGCAGAATCAATATCACACGATACCAGACGTACTGGTTGTGAACCGTAATTCTGTTCTCTTCCATTCAAGTAATCCAAATACCCACGGCGGGGAATAGCGGTAGGAATCTGTAACAAGCACAGATCCTTTCCCTCAAACCTATAGATATGCCCACTTGATAGCTTTTGTTTCGCTACCGTTGGGTTTCTCTCGTTCTCATGGACGATTGTCACTTCAAATTCGCCCTCTGGAATGATGTGGCTAACTGTTAAATAAAAATTCGACTCAATTGGGAAAGCCAAACACTTTCTAAGTCCCTTCTCACTTCTAACGGTTAAAACTCCCAAGTCCCGTTTCATCAGTGGCATGATGGCGTCAATAGGAGTTGTCCTAGCTTTCTCTGCTCTCAAGAAACCGGCCCGAATTGTCTCGGGCATTTGTTCTCTATAAGTCAAATACTCACTTTTTGGTCTAAATGCTTTATAAATCAAATACGCGAATGAAACAAGTCCAGCACCTACAAATACCTTCATTCTATATTCATTTAACGTCTCGACTGAAGACCTGGCTAGATGTGACAAAATTCCAGCCCGTGTGGCGATGGTGTTATATACTCGTCGCCATGCGTACAGCATAATAATCACCGTAGTAACAACAGTCCCACCTACAGCGCACATAATTGTGACAAGTAAACTAAGTTTAAGCGCAATGCTTAATATAGCCCAGGAGATAAAACTCACTGTAAACACTCGTCGAATATCAATTGGACACATCGAAATTGATAATCCTAATGCCGCGCGAAACAGCGTTATATCCCACCATTTCCGGTAAAATGATAACAACGTCTCATAATTCGCGACAACACGGTTGATCCCATCATCAAGACCAGAAATAAACTCTGATTGATGGTTACACGTGCAATACGTTTGAGGCACACAACACTTAGAACAATAATTATCAGCTGAAACAGACAACATTTTCTCCATTAGCT